CAAGCTGCTGCACAAAGACCTGGCCGGCTTTGAACATGTTGTATAGACGCTCCCGTTCAGCATCTGCCTCCGGGGGTGTAGCCAAGATTTGCTCGACTATTTGCATGTTCATTTGCTCAAACGCCTTGTTAAAAACATCGCTGCCCAACAGTTCTGTTGCGGCGTTAGCATCGGCAGCCATCTCGCCTATTGGTGTGTCACTCATATAAAAACTCCACTATGTGGTTGGTTTTGGTTTAATCCTCGCCATACGGCCCCGCGAAGGCGCTTTGGGTAAGGCGGTGTCTTTATCCAGCTTTCCAGCTTTCCATTGTTGAAATTCATCAAACGCCTGCTTCCGCGTTTTCTTCTTGGCGTATTTTTTGTCGTTGGCCTTTTTTATGAAGCCGGCCCAGCGTTTCTCTAGATCAGTCATAAATCACCCAATGCTTACGTTGCGTTTTTGTTCTGATTCCAGCTGCAGTTCTGCCTCTGACATTTCCATATCGTGAGATTGCTTTTCCGCGTCCATCATCAACCTGGTCTCTTTCTGTTCCTGGTCGTGCTGCATGTTTTCCATTTCAACAAGCATTCGGTTTTGCTCTTTCAATGCATCGAGCTCCAACTGCCCTTCCATTACGGCGACTTGTCTTGCAGTCATGCCGGCCTGGAATTTCTCGATCTCAGCCTGTTTGGCTGCAGCCTCTTCTTGCTGCTGGGCCATCATTTGCTGCTGTTGCTGGAATTCCTGGCTGTTTGGATCAAACAGGAATGAGGCGCCGTTCTTAATGTTTAGCAACTCATAGGCTCTACTGATCAACGCATGTCGCTGCTGCACCCCATACATTCCACCCAGGGTCGGGTCGCTAGGATTCATTGTGAACTGGCTATCCAGGGCCAGAAGCATTTGCGCTTCCTGGGCCTGCTCTTCTGGAGTCAGTGCAACTGCCACAGTCATTTCAGTGCGATCACCCAGGAGGGCTGGGTTAACCGGGACAAACTGACCGTCCAGCTGGATCATCTTGTCCTGGTTCTCGTATTCGACTGCCAGGCGGTAGATGTCATGCATTAGTGGCTTCAAGAAGTTTTCTGCCAGGTTTCGGGCCATGACCATGATTCGACGGTTGCTGGCATTCATAAACTGCGTAATCAAGTCGCTGCTGTTCTGCTTGCTCACAACAGTGCTATCCATTCCACGCGCCATTCTGCTCATCCCGCTGCGCGCTTCTTTCTCTGTCTCCAGGTTTTCTATCGCCTGGAACACTGTCCCGGATAGATTAGGCATAGGCAGAGGCCGAACTACATTCTCCGGGTTTGGAGAATTAACATCGATCACAGCACCAACCTTGTTCTGCAGCAGGTCTCTGGGATTTTTAACCAGGGACAGATTCGCAATGAAGCGGCTGGTGTTCGTCATAAACGTATGATCGACAACACCGCGCTTTAGGCTGCTCTGTGTTTTCTGAATATCGAACAACACATCTGCCAGGCTCATACCGTGGAATCTATGAGGCAGCGGGAATGGTGTGAAATACCTAAAAGGCTTCTCGCTTACTATCTCAACATCCAGGAGGTGTCTGCGGCTGTGCAGCACTTTCAGCACTACGCATTTCTGCAGGTCGGGCCGGTATTTTTTCAAATACGATTCATAAACCGTCACATACTGACGATCCTGGCTCTCACTGTTGTCGTCGTCATGTCGGAATCCGTCAACGCTGTCACGGCCTAATCGCCCATCGCCTTTGAGGTCTTTATCCTCATCCAGCTTGGCAACCAGGGCAGCGTCGTACCCTTCTGCTAATAGCTCGCCGCGTGTGCGGCTGGTGCGATGCGAACAGAAATCAGCATCCTCTTCATCAGTAGCACGGGGTGTAATCAAAAAGTCTTCTGGGGGTATGACCTCGATGCAGATTTTGCTTTTGTCGATCTTCCGCAAAAGTTCACCGCTGTAAGTGACCTGGCTGGCCTCAATGACCTCACCTGTTTGGGGGTCAGCTGCCTGGACAGCCTGGAGCTCTTCAGCATACTCAGTGATTGTTACATCTGGATCAGAAACGATTTGGTTGAAGCTTGCCTCATCAACACCCTCGAAGGTTTCTTCGTCGTACTCATACAGAGATTTGTAGTACCGCTTAACGATCCCCGTTTTCGCTACCAGGGCGTCGTGGATCACATCGTGCAGAATTTTCGATCCTTTGTTTTCCCGGTAGAAGATATAATTTGTTAGTGCCGTTGCCATCTTGGCAGGCATAAAGTCCTCTGCGGTTTGAGGGTCGAATCGACAGATGTCTCTGTCAGCACTGAAGGTTTCCATAAGCATTGATTTGACCGACTCAGTGGCGTCAAAGACATCCATGCTCACATGCTGCGATCTACCTGTGCGCTCATTACCCAGGGGCATCCCGTAATAGTATTTATGGCCTTTATCCCGCTGCTCACCAATCTCGCTCTCAGAGTAAGAGTCAGCAGCATTAATCATATTTTCCAACGTGGCTAACAGTTCGCCTTCGTTGATCTCGCCATCTTCGTTGAATTCAGAAGTTGTATTCATGGGTCGTGTATCCTAGTTGTCCGTTGGTTAGTTGCTGTCGCTCTACATCGTTTTGCCCGTACCGTGTCACAGACATGGCTGAATACCTGGTGGCATCCATAAGGTCGTCGAACTCCTTGTGAATTTTTCCCTTTTTCCTGTGGTATCTGCGGAATTCCTCGAACCAGGGCACCAGGTTTTTAAAGACCTGCAGCCGCCCTGTGCGAAATCGTTCCAACATTTCCATTAACCCTGGTTCCACATAGTTTGATCCGTCCGGGTTAGTAAACTTGCCTATCATCAAAACCCCAGACTCCAGGTACATCTGTGCCAGGGTTTTGCCGCTGCCCTTTTCTGTGCTGTCGCCGTCATGTGGATAAATGCAGGGAATGTCTTTGCCCCTGGCTTTAATAGCTGTTGAATGCACAGCTGGTATTTCGCCTTCTTTTTTATAGGCGTCGTATATGTAAATTGTGTCGCTGTCAGCGTCGTATGCTGTCCAGACGCAAGTAGTCGGGTGCGTAATACCGAAGTCCACAGCACACAGTTTTTTATAGTGAGGTGGTATCTCAAAGGGATCACACTTAATCGCCTCTTCGGCTATGGGGAATATCATTCCCTCACCCAGTACCGGGATGCCTTTGGAGCGCATGTCGCGCTGGTATTCTGGTATTGCTGCCAGCAGCTGCTCTTTTGTCTCAGCAGTGATATGAGGCGCGTCGTCCCAGGTGACGTTTTGCAGATACTGGCCCTCTGCCGGGTGATCCATAAACTGGCTCACCAACTCAGTCATCCCGTTTTCCGGTGTCAAAGTACCGACGAGGTAGCCGCCTTTCCCATCGTTACCTGTGGCTGTACGAGTTAGGCATTGAGGGTAAATTGTGGGATCAGTCGGCTCCTCGTCGATCCAAATGTAGTCCTGGCTCGATCCCATGAGGACATGCTGCCCCTGGGTGTAGGACTTAAAACTTACAAGGCTGGTATTCCCGGCAGCATGACGCACAGCGACATCCCTGGGCAGCCTGGGCGTACCCATAGCTGGAGTTACCTGGTAGATAAGCTTTTGAGGTATTAACCCGGAACCGTCAAACTTCCCTTCACCCAGGTACATGCCCATCAGTTCTTTAACGATTACATCGCGCAGCTGCTCACCGGAGACACCCAGGCACCATATCTTGGTCGGCCTGGTAAACCGCACACCCTCCCACCAATCTGGATATAAACCTGTGAGGTGAAAGGCGACCTCTGCAGCCTGGGAGGCAGTTTTACCTACACGGTTTGCTGCCATGAGCATACGTTGTTTGTTTTTGGTTCCGGCTTTGTAAAAGTCTCTTTGCCAACCGTAGGGTTCCCAATACTGCAATCGATTCTGTGCCTTGTGCAGCTTTACCACCCGGATAGCTTCCGCGATTTTCTCCGCTTTATTTTTCTGGGCCGTTGTCAAACCAGGTACCTGGTTTTTTGAAGTCGATTTTTTTGAAGTTTTCCTGGTCATACTTCCGCTTCTTCTTCTGCTTTCCAGGTTGCGTGTGTTGGTAAATACACCTCCACATAAGAGCCGCAGCCTGGGCACGACAAATTAGTAACAATGGCGAACGTGGAGAATTCTCCGTCGTCGCATTCCATGTCATGATCGCCGCCCCAAATGAGCTCTGTGTTGCAGTGCCAACATTTCATATAAGACCGCCCTATATGTACTCAGATATGCCGGGGCGTACCGCCGCCGCCAGGTACCCGATTTTGCGAAGCGACCCTGGAAGGAGCCTCCCCAGGGCAGCGCGGGCCTCGAATTCACACCGAAATTGTGACCTGGAATCGTAAGTCATTGTTTTTACTTGACTTTTATCCCATGTATTACTGCAGCGGCTAAAGCTTGGTAGGATCAATGCCGGCTGCCTTCAGTGATTCCAGGGCTGCGTCCAGGTCATGGTCGACTGACACAGCGCCGCTTAGGTTAGCGTCCACTTCCTGTCTATCCCGCCAGGCGCCTTGCCCCCGGTTCTTCAGATAGAAGATGGCTGCACTCATATTAGGCTTTGAGGGGTCGGTGGCTGCGTTGAACAAGCTGCTGACCACCTGGGTCAGCCCGGCCTGCTTCCCGCGCCTTATAGCGGCGTCAAATGCGTCATCGTCGCGCTTCCTCCGGGTGATAGTTGAACGGCTCACGCCGATGCTGGTGCCTATCTGTTCGTCCGTAAGGCCGATGGATGCTAGTCTTTCGACCTCTGCGTAATCGATGTCTTTTGTCTTCGCCAATGGTTTGTGCTCCAGGTTAGCCTGTAATGCCCTGCATTATATTGCATATCTGACGCATTCGTTGTGTCCTAACGATAGTTGACAGTGGCGGTTGACCTTTCCAGGGGACACAGCAGCGCCTGGTATAATGGCCCTCTGCCTACTCTGGCAGCAAAGCTAACCAACACCCCGGAGCTCACCATTGATTGCAGAAATTACTATGGCAGTCAGTGCTGCCAAATCGGCCCATTCATTCATCACCAAAGCAGTCGGTGCTGGTCACAGCATCATGGACTTATCAGATCGAGTTGCTGCCTTTTACGACAGCCGGGATAAAATCCTGGCAGCAGAAGCAGCCAATAAAACCAGGAAGGGTTTCCTATCTGGTGGATCAGTTGAGGCAGAGGCGCTGCAGATTGTCACAGCTAAAAAGCAGATAGCTGATTTTGAGAATCAGCTGCGGGAAGTTATTGTCTACACCGCTGGGCAAGAATTTTATATTGATATGATGCGGGAGCGCCGCAAAATAAAAGACGCCAGGGTGAAAGCTGCCAAGAGTGCCGCTGCCAGGAAACAGTTCCTCATCAATTGCATTGCCATTGGCCTGGCTGCGCTGGCGCTTACCATAGTGATGCCCTTCCTGGTCGTCGCTCTCACCAGGGGGTGAACACCCCCGCACAGGCTGCACAGGTTCAAAAAACCCACATGTTCGCCTCAAAGCCGCATAGCCATTGGGCTCGAGGCAAAACGCACAGGGTACAGGGTTTTTTGGGTCTGTTTGGTACCTGGAGATTTTTATAGCCTCACAGGCTCATAAGTATCTATATTTATTTTCTCTAAACTTAAAAAAGAAATAACCTGTGCTCCCGGTGCATCCCTTGCTGCAGCTGCGTTATAGACGCACAAGGGGACGCACAGGTGCAGGTTTTACCCTGTGCATTTGGGCCTTCCTTGTGCATCTGGCGAGGATCAGTCCCTTTTCCCTCGCATCCATCGCTTTCCCACCTGGGAATCCTCCACGGCTATAAACACCAACATTGTTACTACATACACGCACCACAAAATCACAGCAAATCCTCATAGGCTAACAGGTTAATTAAGAGGCGGCATTATAGGCCCAGGGTGAGCCTTACACCAATGCTATGAATCTATGAGGGTTATGCCTCCGGGTCATTATAAAAGCGCATATGGGCCAGGTATTGGCTCCTACGCATCTCCACGATTCGCTTCGATATTCCGTGCTGCCTGGCGACTGCTGCAATCTCCCGCAGCGTAACCCGGCGCTTGTCCATCAGATCGAATGCGATGGCGTAGCTTTCCCACTTGTTGAATTTATAGAATGCGTTCTCGACTTGTTCTATTCCCGTCATATCAGCACCATTAGTAGACCATTGGTTGACCCCTATTATATTGTCAATGGGCAGTTGACGATCACAGCAACCATGACCGCACAGGCTCCCCTGGTCACGGCGCGCACAAAAAAAAGCCGCCCGGAGGCGGCAAGGATGGTGTTGCAGGGGAGAAAAAATCGTTACTTCTTTTTCTTCTTTTTGCCTGCTGCCTTCATAGCTTTTGAGGTGGGGGCGCCTTTGCTGCCAGGCTTCCTCATCTTCTCGCCGCTGCCGGCTGCAATGCGTTTACGTTTGGCGTGGATGTTCGCCCAAAGTCCTTTAGCCATAATCTATTTCCTCGATTTCGAGCCGCTGCACTTCCAGCGTTTGCGGCTTAAATTGTTTGGAGTGTTCGGGTCGTTTTGTTTCTTCTTACTCAGACCCTTCTTAATACCCAGTGACCTGGCACAATAGCTGTCACCCTTACTAGTGCCAGGCTTCACCCTGGGGCCGCCTCCTTTCGCCTTACCGGCTTGTCCGTAGCTGACCTTCTTGCCCGACTTTGTGACCTTCACTTTAGCTTTGCCCTTCGCGGGCCTGGATGACTTAGCCATTGCTACCTCACAATAAGATCGACCCAGGACTCGACGCCCAGGATAAGAATAAAGAAGACCACCATGCCGACTGCCTGGAGGGTTTCTTTCTGCTCCTGGCGCGCAGCTGCCTGGCGCTCGCGGTTTTTGATCTTGGATAATTGACACACATTGATTGTTTTCATGTTGATATCCTCTGAGTTAATTGTACCACTAATGGAATTTGTCACGGGCGTATCCTCCGGCCACAGTTGCGGCAGCCGGTGACCCAGTCACCCTCGCGCTCCTTACAGCCGCACTTGCAGTAAGCTTTGCGGTTCTGCTCTTCCGGGAATTTAAAGCCGCCCGCAGTCTTGATTTTTTTCGGGGTGAACTGCAGCAGGTCGCTTGCTGTGAGAATCATTGGCTGCTCTCCTCTGGTGGAAGTATTGCGTCGAATAGATCATCGAGCTCCGCAGCTGTGTAGCTGTCGTCGACGATGATGTGATGGGTGGGTTGGCAAAACGGATTGTTGTCCCGGTTCGCAACACCAGGCTGCAGCACGGTGAACGACTTGCGTACCGCGTCATAATAGTAGTGCCTGGTACCTGGCCCCCTGGCAGCATTAACCGTCTTCACGCTGCACCCCCTCGACCCATATGGCTGTCTGCCAGCCCAGGCCGGTTTCTTTATTGATGCTGTAGTTGCGCTTGGTTAGAGCGCGCACCTGGAGGCAGGTCTGCCCCTGGTCGTTGGTGTTGAAAATGTTGTCCACCAACCAGGACTCACCGCCGCTTACAATTGTGTCGCCTTCTTTCACTTTCATATCACTGACCTCAAAGTTGCCCCCCGGAGGGGGCGGTGAATTAAGCTGCATACGGAATGACTTCGATGCCGTTTCCTGGGTAATAAATGCGCTCTACCCTCTCTGGCATTGCTGCAGCATCTGCCACGTTGTAGCCAAAATAATCCTTAGCTGGGCGCTCCTGGGTGATACTCCACTGCACAACGCCTTTGGTTAAGTTGCCTGCTTTGCGGATAAGGTGAGCAGTGCCATCGGCTTCAATAGCGTGGAAGCGGTATTTGCCATTCTTTAATTCTGTTGCGGTAACTCGATCAAATTTAATATTCATTTTTTTTCTCCGTTGGTTTTAAGTTGCCCCCCGGAGGGGGCGGTTAAATTAAGCAGCCTGGATCTCACACTTTTTTACTGTTCTGTCGAAAGCCTTGACGATCATGTCGCGACGAATCTCTTCCCAATCGCGCAGCTTTTCGTCCTGGTCGAGAACTAAATCTCTCCAATCGGTGTAGCCATAGCACTCAGCCATAAAATCGAAACCGTCTTCGTAGTAGGTCTCTGCGTAGTTCATAGCGCGGCAGATCATTTGTTCTCTGGCGTCGTCCTCTGCGTTGCGCTCCTGGCTCTTCTCGACAGACATCTCCCAGTTCCAGGAGATCTGCTGCCAGCCAAATGCTTTACACAACCAGGCTTCACCGGTTTCTCTGTTGGTAACAACGTCACCTACTGACAGAGAGTGCATTGGACGATGGCGAATGATTTTGTCCTCGTCGTCAGCAAGCGGGTTGTTTGAAATTCTGAAAGCGTCTTCCAGGGTGTCGCACACAATGTCGGCAACGTGGTCAAACTGCTGCTGCATTTCGTCGGTGAACTGCACATCGTCATCTCGTATGCAGCTTAGTTTTCTGTGCACATTAGCTTTAGCCTGGACAATGCGCTGCACCTCAGAATTAGCTGAGTGGTACTCTTCGTAAGTAAATTTGATTTGGTGAATGGTTAAAATAGTCATTTTTTTGTCCCCGTACATATCTCGTTAGTGAGGTGATATTATAGCGTCAACCCAGGGTTGACCCTAATGAAACCACTGACCGCAAAGGCTTTCCGGGTCACGCATAAAAAAGCCCCGACCCGCTAAGGTCGAGGCAAGGCACCGAAAGAGGTCATCGGTGCGAGGGGGAAATTAGGTGTTGTCTTCTACATCATTGCCGCAGTGCTCACAGGTCAGATACACCTCTGTCCTGGGGTAGCTTGTGTCACCCTGGGGCTCGTAGTCTGTGATCGCTTCCTGGTGTACTTCGCTGAAGTCCAGGCCGCCACATTTGCTGCACTCATAATCAGCCCTGGGCTCATCTTCTTTATCACCGAACACTCGATCCCAGTTATCCCAAAATTCGTCTGCGGTGATGCTCTTTGGTCTTGGTTTGCTGCCTTTACCCATTACATGTCCTCCCAATTATCTGGATCAAGCGGGTCTAAATTTGGGCCCACATCGAGGGTGGCCCACTCAATATTGCTTAGGTTGTTAGCCGCCTCGAATATCCATCTCGCAGCGTCAATGGTGTTGACCTTTACTGTCCTGTATCGGTGACCGGCATCAGACCGCATGGCGCCATCCTCAAACATGTTGTCGAATGATTTCATGCGCTTCCAAAAAGGCGCTTCTTTCATTGGCACTTCAAACTTATGACCCCGGAGGCTGCTGGTGTATATGTCATAAATCTCTGACTTCGGTGCCTCACAGCCGAACTGGATTACATTGCCGGCAACCCGGTTCTCTCTCATCTCACCGGTTTGCAGACAGTTGTAGAGCCAGGCGGTGACGTTATCGAGCGCCTCTAGCTTTTGATCTGTAAGCGCATCGGTTTGCGGCACTAATCGCAGATTGATATTCGATAGATCAAAATTCTGCAGGTAGTGCATCAATGCATTTGCACCCCCGGCGTCATACCATTTCTCCAGGGCAGCAAAATATTCACTGTCTTGCTGCCGGGAAGTGCCAACGTCGAACACAGCAAATCTGCGCTCGTCCAGGCTGGCCGGCACAACGTAGTCTTCGTTACTCGTAAAAAGAATCCGGGTGTAGTTTTGGGCTGTGTATGAATCGACACCCTTCCGTTCGATCTGGATTCGATCATTTGTGAGCAGGTCTTTTAGGGCGCCATCAGATGACTTTGCATAGGCCCAATACGCCTCATCAGCCTGGAGCAGCAAAGTGTCTTCCAGGTGCCGATTGAAATTGCCGGTAACATGCTCTGCCCGGCTTACAATTTTGTGGTGCGCTGCAACCAGGCCGCCCAGCATCTCACCAAATTTTGTTTTACCTGTGCCCTTCCGTCCCCGCAGCACCAGGCCGACTCCCACTTTTGTCATCGGCTTTTGGATCATCTGAGCAGACCAGGCAATGATGTAGTTGGCATATGTCGCGTTGCCATCTGCAATCACATTGGTGACAAAGTCTATCCAGGGCGACACATCACCCTGGCGGGCCTCATAGCTCCAACCCCTCCACAAGTTGTATCGCTGCAGCACCTGCATATCTGGGGCAAAGGTCAAACCTGCTGCATAGGTTCGCCGGTCTGGATGCTCTAGCCACATGTCGACCAGGTTAACCAGCTTGGGTTTCTCATCGCCGGATAACACCCGGCAGTTCATGTGCTCTTTTTTCAGATCATCGAGTTTGTAGAGCACCAGGTTGTCTTTATTGAGGTCTTCCCTCATCACCCTGGCAGAACCCTCAACGTGTACGAAGGCCCACTCTCTGAGCATTTTCGGAAGTTGTTCTTCCTTTATTACATGGCTTACGGCTTCCTTTTCCATTGCCTTCACTGATGCCAGGGTGACCGGTGTTTTGCTGCTGCTGTCGAATGTCTGATACCGGCGATAGCATTCACCGTCCTGGTACTTGCTGCCCTCTGAGCTCCACTCATCCCACAGCTGCCAGCCCTCATCAGCGCCGTCATATTGATGGTGCAGCGCCATGCCTACTCTTACCCACTCATCGTGATGGCAGTCGGGCTCTACGGACATGAGTAACTGGCGTACATCTTTTGTCGATATGTCTAAACGTGGTCTAAACATCGACAGATCATCGGGATCAACCTCTGCAGCAGAAAAATCTGAACCTCTGCGCGCCAGCTGCCAACCGTTTTGCTGCCCGGCGAGCTCCTCAAAATATCTAATAAACGATTCGGCCTGGCTTTTGTTTATCACCGGGAGGTCACTGTGAGACACATCAGCTAATGATTTGCCTCGAACCCATTTGTAGGGCTCATTTGTTCCAGGGTGAATTCCATAGGCAACGAACTGCTGCCCATCTGCCAGGCACTCAACTGCATGTTTGCAGCCAACTTCATCCTCATACTCATCAGATCGCAGCTTTGAAAAAGACCCCTCAACGCGAAAAGGCAAAATGCACTTCGGTGCCTGGCCGACGCGAGTAAGTGATCTGCCTATGTTTTCATCGATCCATTTCAGAAGCTTGTAGTTGATATCCTTGTTGTGACAATCGATATCGATGGCTACCGTATTGCGACAGAGAACACCGACGCCTCCATCCTGGTGACCGTTAGCCAACCACTTATCTACATCCTCATGTGTGGCCCTAAACTGCTGCCACCCCTTTATCATTGGTGCCTTTTTTCCCTTCATTATCGGCACGAT